CAACCTGTGATAAAAAGAGAGAACGAAAAAATACTCTTTAAGGTGGCTTTTGACTTTTAATTTGATGAGTTAAATAATGACTTCGTCCAATAAATCTCGCAAGCGAAAAAAAAAGAGTCGTTATCATAGAGGAACTCACATATCTTTGCTCGCCGGCGAATGTAAGTATCGTTCAGGCTGGGAACAAAAATATATGATTTATTTGGATGAAAATCCTGACGTTGTTATGTGGTCATATGAGAAGCTTATTATCGAGTACGTTTCAAATAAGAAGACAAAAAAGATTCGCAAATATTATCCAGATTTTCAGGTTGAGTACAAAGACGGAACTAAATTTGTAATAGAAGTTAAGCCTTCTCGCAAGCTAAAACAATCAATCGTTATTAAAAAAATAAGAGCAGCTAAAGAGTGGTGCACAACACACGAGATGACCTATAAAGTGCTTACAGAAATAGAATTAAAAGATATGGGTTTACTTTAATACGATTTTACTATGGGCATTCTTGCTTTAAGAATAGCTGTATTGTGAGTAACTTAATCCTTGGATTAGACGTGTCAACGTCAGTGACAGGTGTGTGTGTATTAGATCCACAAATAGTGCCTGATGATAAAGGTTCTCATATAATTCATCTCGATCGTATTGAATTTAAAAAGTTTAATACATTATGGGAAAAAGCTGATTATACATTGCGTTGTCTTAACGATATTAAAAATAAATTTGAAGGTGATTATACTTTAGTTATAGATGAACCTTTAATGGGATTTCAAAAAGGAATGTCATCTGCTGCTACAATTACTACATTAATGCGATTTAATGGAATTACATCTTATATCGCTAGAGACGTCTTTGGCGTCGATCCTGTTTATATACACGCAGCGTCAGCAAGAAAAACGTGCGGTATAAAAATGCAACGTACAAGTATTGTTGGACTATCAGGAAAAGAACAAGTTTTTAAGTATATGTCTGAGCATGATTTAAAACATATCCAGTGGCCAATAAAAAAGAATGGCAAGCCTATTGATGCTTCTCGTGACATGTGTGATTCCTATGTGATTGCCCGAGCGGCTTGTTTAACTCAAAATAATATTTAATATTTGCTATTTGCTATTTGCTATTTGCTGATATATATAGTTTAATCATCTACGCATGAAAGATAATACGCATGAAAATTACAATCAATCAGCTCCGCAGGATTATCAAGGAAGAAGTAAAGCGATCGGCATTAAGAGAAATGCCGGCAAGAAAAATGCCAATGCCAATGCCAACGCCAGAGCCGGAAGTTGATGGGCAAATCGAAATTCCTAACATTTCTATGATTGCTGACAATCTTGAAATGCCTTTAAAAAAGTGCGTTACCATGATTAAAGGCGTCGCCCGAAAAAACGCAATTGTTGTTAACTTCGAAGGACCACAAGGCGAAGGAGATGGTTATTCCGCTGAATACGATAGTCTGTTGGGATATGGATCCTACACCTCACTCATGAAGTTTGCAGCGTTGCTCGATAATGAGCTCATGGGTGGCGCACAATCAATCGATGATGAAGACAGCTTCGTCAATTACGTCGAAGAGATTTGAAATAGTAAAGCGTAGTTTAGCAGAGGTGCCTCTTTTCGAGGTGTTTCTTGTTTGTGAACAATCATGATATAGCATTATATTGTTATATTGTGGTTCATTCTCTCACGGATAAGCTGAAATTTTATGAGTCGATTTTTGGTCGAGGTCGAATTTCAGGTAATGGGCTTAATTTTGATGTTAAATGCCCGATTTGTGCCCCGACAGATCCAACCAAGAAAAAATTAGCCATTCGTACAACCGATGACGCAAATCATTGTTGGGCATGTGGATGGAAGGCCCGCAGCCTTACTCCTTTAATTCGTAAATATGGAACGCAGGAACACCTTAACTTATATCGGGAATTAACTGGACAAGGCATAGGAACCAATCTAAAAACCGCTGATGTTGATCGTGTCGAAAAAATAGAGCTTCCAAAGGATTTTCGATTGTTAACATTAGCCGATGAATCTGATCCTGATGTTAAAGCAGCATGGAGATACATTTATTCTAGAGGATTAACGGATAGAGATGCTTGGTATTTTAAGTTCGGGGTTTCTGATGAACCAAGGTGGAAGAGAAGAATTCTTATGCCATCCTTTGATTCTGCTGGTGAATTGAATTATTTTGCAGCTCGAGCGATAGATAAAAATAAAAAACCTAAGTATGATAATCCTGATGTTGATAAAAACCCAATAGTCTTTAATGAAATTAATTTGGATTGGACAAAAAGGCTAGTCTTATGTGAAGGCCCATTTGATTTGGTTAAATGTACAGAAAATTCAACAGCATTATTAGGCTCTGACCTCGACGAACGCCATGAAATATTTAATAAAATATTGATGTATAATACGCCAATAGCTTTGGCTCTTGATGGTGATATGTGGTATAAAAAGATGCCAAAAATAGTTAAGAAATTGCAGGAATACAACGTTGATGTTGTTGTTGTTGATGTTAGACCTTGGGGAGATCCTGGCAACATGTCAAAGTCTGAGTTTGAAAACGCGTTAGCAGAAGCTAAACCGTTAACGTGGAATGATACTTTTTATAATAAACTAAAGAAGTCTGCAGAAATTAATTTTAGAATATAATATTTAATAGCGATGAAAAATGTTATTTACGCAAACGTGATATCTGAAGCGCGCCTCCGAAAGATAATTCAAGAAGAACTACAAAGAAAATATCTTATCGAAGAAGGGCTGTGGGACGATGTTAAAGACGGCGTAAAAAAATTATCAAATTATGTTAGCGAAAAATTTAAGTCTGCTGCTAATGAATGGGCTAATACAATTAGTGAAAAAATAGAAGCGTTGACTAATAAACCAGAAGAATTAGATTTAGTGATGTCTGCTATTAAACAAGGAGTGGCAGCGTCTGGTGATTCTATCGTTCTTAACGATATTTTAAAAATGGCGAAAGAATTAAGCAAAGAGTCGGCCTTGGATGTTGTTCAAAGCGATCTAGAAGGTCCTGTAAAAGACAAGGCAAAAAAGCTTCAAACTGGCGCCGCTCTCGGCGAAGCATATTCAATTCTTACTACAAATGAATATATCAATCATCAAAAAATCTTAAGAGAAACAGGCATTGAAATGATAGCAGGTTTTGGGCTAGCTATTGTTGGAGGCTTACCTTTATTATTTAAAGGACTTTTTAAATTAGCAAATTTTCTTAATGCACCAAAAGCTGCTGCGCTATTTAAAAAAGCGGAGCATGTTACTCATGCGATAGAAGAAAAAGTAATTGACTACATTGTACCAGATGCATTGTCTTATCAGATATACAAGTTTTTAAATAATAAAGGTTATCATGTAACCAAAAACAAAAAAATTATAACGTACGAACAATATAAAGATGATTCAGACAAATCAGGCGCAAGAAAAAAAACAGATGGGCTTGTCTATAAGGTATTATTAATCTATTTCGCAGTGAATGGTTTAGTCGGTGTACTTAAAGCGGGAGCTTCGCTTTTAGGTTTCGTTGAAGGTGGCGCTACTGCTATTAAGGGTGTCGAATTAGCTATAGGCGCAAAGGAAGTTGCGAATATAGTTAAAGCAGCCGGAGTTGGTGCCGTTGCTGCCAGCAATCTTTAGTTTTTATAACGAATAGTCATGTCGCAAGACTACGATTTTAAACAGTAATTGAACATCTACGTAAAATAAGCGTATTATTATGTTAACTATTAATTGGAGACAATTTGATTGTAGCACACGCAGCCGACATTCACGTCCGGTCATTGAGTCGTCATGACGAATACCGCGAGGTATTTACGGTATTTATTGATGATTGTAAGAAGAATAAAGTTGATCATATTTTTATTGGCGGAGACATTTTTCATACAAAAACCTCTGGTATTTCTCCTGAATATATTGATTTTCTAACATGGTGGTTAAATGCCATGGCAGAAGTTGCCCCTGTTCATTTAACACTCGGAAACCATGATGGAAATCTTGTTAATCAGTCTAGACAAGATGCTGTATCGCCTATTGTAACTGCAATGAACAACCCGCGAGTGCATCTTTACAAGAAGAGTGGAGTCTATGAGTTTCATCCTGGGTTTAATTGGTGTGTGTATTCTCTTTTTGATGAAGAAGGGTGGGGAGATGTTAAACCTGAACCTGGTAAGATTAATATTGCATGTTATCACGGGCCTGTCTTAGGTTGCGTAACAGAAACAGGATGGGAAATCGATGAGTCTCATATGAAGGTTGATTTTTTTAAAGATTATCCTTATACGTTTCTTGGCGATATTCATAAAATGCAATTTTTAGGATATCGTGATACGTCTAATGGAGAAAAAAAGCCTTGGATAGCCTATAGCGGTTGTCCTGTACAACAAAACTATGCCGAAGAATTGGATCATGGTTATCTTCTATGGGATATTAAGGATGAAAATAATTGGAATGTAAATTTTAAAAAATTACCCAATCCAAAACCTTATGTAACTATTCAATGGAATGGATCAGCTAAAGATTTGCTTACGACTGCGTCGCTTCATCCAGACGGTTCAAGATTTAGGGTTCGCTCGTCAGAATCGCTCGGCCAAAAAGACTTTAGATTAATTAGCGAAACATTAAAAAATTCTAAATTTGCAACCGAAGTAACATTTAAATCAGACTTTATAATCAACAAATCCGTAATTAAAACAGGATCTTCTACATTAGAAAAAGCAGATTTAAGAAATCCAGATATTCTTGTTAGATTAATTAAAGACTATTATTCGAATACACAAATTTCTAAATTAGAATGGGAAATTATAACTGAACAAGTAAAGAACTGTCTTTCGATCGTTACATTGCAAGATGACATTATCCGTAATGCTAAATGGTCTTTACGATATCTTTCATTTGATAATATGTTCTCGTTCGGTCAAGACAATATAATCAACTTTGATAAACTCAACGGTATTATTGGAATATTCGGCCCTAATAGAATTGGTAAGTCATCTATCGTTGGTACGTTGATGTATTCTTTGTTTAATACTACTGACCGTGGTCCAATAAAAAATATTCACGTTTGCAACGTTAGAAAACCGTATTGTTCATCCAAGGTGATTATTAACCACAATGGAACAGA